CTCTCATCTCGTCCATTGACGTGGCACGACAGACGTTCGCTCAAGAAGCGGATCTGATGCGTGAGTTTACTCGTGTCTCTATGGGACACACCGTCTTCAATGAGTACCTCGATGAGGTATATCAGATTGAAGAGGGTCAAAAGTTTCGCAAACGTGACAAGTTAAACCGTGCCTTCCGCCATGGCTTGGGTGCTGACTATGCACCTATGTCTCTCTGGAACGCAGTGAATGCTGTCACAGAGATCGAGACATCTACTCGTAATCAGACTGCAGCTGGTGCACGTCGTCAGTTTGCACGAGCTAACTTTGGAGTAGGGCGGCAAATCAGCAGCCGTGCTATTGAAGTGGCTACTGCTTATCTATCCGCTGTTTGATAATCATGACTTGTAATGAAGCGCTAAATGCTCGTTATAGAGTTGTTGGTCGAGATGCTGCTGGCCTTGTCCAGTATGCTCCCTCCCTATCTTTTTTCGAAGCACAGCGCTTTTTTAATTCACTTATTAAACGTGGGTTTGATGTAAAAGCGATTCCTTTCTAGTTAGCAAAGCCTCACATTCTGTGGGGCTTAATTGTTACTTTATAGTTTGTATGAATTATTACTTATGCACAAAATTATTGGTACTGCTCTTGCTGCTTTGTGCTGCCTTTCATTACCCAGTGAAAGCAAATCAACAATGCTTTCTTCCTGGTATGGTCCAGGTTTCCACGGCAGACTCACAGCTAATGGTGAAAGGTACGATATGCACGGACTTACCGCTGCACATAAAACCCTACCTTTCGGCACAAAACTGGAAGTCTGCTTTAAACGATGCGCAACCGTTCGTATCAATGATCGGGGTCCTTTCATTGGGTCTCGCGAGCTTGATCTTAGTTACGGAGCCGCAAAAGTGATTGGACTTGTTAAGTCTGGTGTAGCAAATGTTGAAGTAACTTATCTCTGACAATCCCTTATTTCTGGATTTTTAGAGATATATTGAAATTAGTTGGGAGTAGTCCAACTACTCCTGACTCTCAACGAAAAGGAGGATTATGTCTCATACGATTCGAAACGAGCGTACCAAAGGTTGGCTCGACAAGCTTGCACTTAAGCGTAGAACTAAGAAACTAATCCGAGATATCAAGAACGAAGATTTCTGGATTGATTTCGACGAAGATTATATCCCTTCGGCAGAAATTTGAGTATAAATACGACGTTATTTGTGCTTATCATAACTTAACATTGGGTATGTAGGAGTTAACACTCTGAGTCATACCCGCACAACAAACGTCTTTTTAAATGTCTATTAGCACCATCGCGGGTGCCCAGTCTCGCAAAAACAACTGGGATTACTTTTGTGAATGGGTCACCAGCACAAACAATCGTCTGTATGTCGGTTGGTTTGGCGTCTTGATGATCCCTACGTTGCTTGCAGCAACTATTTGTTTTATTACTGCTTTTGTAGCAGCACCTCCAGTCGATATCGATGGCATACGTGAGCCTGTCTCAGGGTCCTTACTCTGGGGTAACAACATTATCTCAGGAGCAGTTGTGCCTAGCTCCAACGCAATCGGGCTACATTTGTACTCGATCTGGGAAGCCAATAGTCTTGACGAATGGCTTTATAACGGCGGCCCTTACCAGCTCGTTGTGTTCCACTTCCTTATCGGTGTCTTTGCTTACTTGGGACGCGAATGGGAACTTAGTTATAGACTAGGAATGAGGCCCTGGATTTGCGTTGCATACAGCGCACCTGTGGCTGCTGCAACTGCTGTATTTCTGGTATATCCCTTTGGACAAGGTAGTTTTTCTGATGGGATGCCCCTCGGTATCTCTGGAACTTTCAACTATATGCTTGTCTTCCAAGCGGAGCACAATATTCTCATGCATCCGTTTCATATGCTGGGCGTTGCCGGCGTATTCGGTGGGGCTTTGTTTAGTGCTATGCACGGAAGCTTGGTTACTTCTTCTCTCATTAGAGAAACGAGTGAGACGGTAAGTCAAAATTACGGCTACAAGTTTGGCCAAGAGGAAGAGACCTACAACATCGTGGCTGCCCACGGTTACTTCGGTCGCCTGATCTTCCAATACGCCTCCTTCAACAACAGCCGCAGCCTTCACTTCTTCCTGGCTGCCTGGCCTGTCGTTGGCATCTGGTTCACTGCCCTGGGCGTCAGCACCATGGCCTTCAACCTGAACGGCTTCAACTTCAACCAATCTATTGTTGAATCCCAAGGACATGTGATTAACACTTGGGCTGATGTGCTGAACCGTGCCGGCCTGGGCATGGAAGTGATGCACGAGCGTAACGCTCACAACTTCCCTCTCGACCTGGCTGCTGCTGATTCCACTCCCGTGGCCTTGACCGCACCAGCTATTGGTTGATTCCAACACATTACCGCTTTGGGTGTATTTAGTGGGAGTCTTTCTCCTACTATTTACACTTTTTTGCTTTATTGTGTTGGTGTTAGGAAATGTTTTAATTTAACAATGAAAATCTTTTTAGATACTGCAGATATCACAACAATTAAAAATCTTGTTAGCACTGGTTTGATTGATGGCATCACCACGAATCCAACGCTGATTCGTAAGTCAGGTGAAGATCCTGAAGATGTTTATTCTGCAATTGCTGATTTAGGTGTTACTGATATTTCTATGGAAGTATACGGTGACGCTTTGCAAATGTACGATGATGCCATTAGGCTTTCAGATAAATACGGCAAAGTAGCAACGATCAAACTTCCTATGACACAGGACGGACTACAAGTCTGTCGTCAGTTGTCTAAAGAGTTGATACGTACCAATGTCACTCTCATTTTTACCATTCCACAAGCAATCCTCGCAGCTAAAGCTGGAGCAACTTATGTCTCACCATTTGTGGGACGACTGGACGACCAGCAAGTAGCTGGGCTTGAGGTTGTACGTGGCATCTCAGGCTTGTATTCAATGAAAGGTGTACGAACTCAAGTTCTTGCTGCATCTATCAGAACAGTGCAACGCGCCGTCCGCTCTTTCTATAACGGAGCAGATGTCGTAACTATGCCCCCTAATGTTTTTACCAAGATGTATGACCACATTCTTACTGACAAAGGACTAGAAATTTTTGATGCTGATATTGCTGCAATTGAATCTAAAACTTGATAGACTTAAATTTATAAGAATTACCCAAGATGACTATTACAACTGAAGATGGCAATCGACAAAACATCTTCGCAAAAGAACCACAAATCAAACTTATGGAGGTTTCCGTGACTCACAACGAAAAAGCTGAACAGCTCAATGGCCGTGTTGCTATGCTTGGCATTATTGCCGCTCTTGGTGCATACGCCGTAACTGGTCAAATTATTCCTGGCCTTTGGTAAATAATCAGGCTCCTTCGGGAGCTTTTTTATTATGAAAAGTTTCAATATTTCTGTAGTCGTAATGCTTACGGCTGTACTTATTGCCTCTTACCTTGTCATAAATCCTCTTCAACATCTACCTTTCTGATGCCTGATTTTACACGAGAAGAGTTGCGTGACGTAATGCATGCTATTCGCCATTATCAGATCTACCACGTTTCGATTCAGAATCCTCGCTATGAGGAATATAATTCCATCCTTGACAAGCTCGAGCAACGTATTGCTAAAACAGATCCTGATCTATCTCAAGACGTTTTTGACCGTAAAATATTTCTAAACTGGCTGGAAGATCGGCAGCAAGAATGGGAGATTGACGAAAGAAATGAAACTCAATGATAAAATGTGAAGAGCCCTTCTTGTTATTCTAATGTTGGAGGCCATAATTCCATTGGCAGTTGCCTCCGTGACCGGAGTAGCAGCTATGGCAGCAAAATTTAATCATTCACTTAATGTACTTGATCGACGTATCGATGAAGTAGAACTGCGCGTTGCTGAGCAATACGTGACAAAAGCTGATATGACTTTGATGTTCAACAAGATGGAAGATTGGATGATTCGAATTGAAGATAAGATTGATCGAATTGCTCGCTAATATTTATAAAATTTTCTTTAATCAACCACACTTGCCGGCTAACACCGGCTAGATTAATAGTGTCCGAAAGGGCGATGAATATATCTCCACGTTGAATGGAAATCTCAAGACCACAATTGAATGAGATCACTCAAGTGATCGAAGATACTGTTGAATATTTCTGCGACCAACAAACTATTTCTGGTGAGCTTGGTTGGACCATTGTTGAAACTCTTGCTACTACAAAGCTTGCCGAACTTCGTGGTGAACTGTCACTCGTATGATAGTCACTATCGAAGAACTTCTTCCGCGCATTGACGATTATCTGTGTGCACTAGTCAATACCCGCAACGTAGATCAGCAGGAACTGTTTTCTGCTGTGGCTTCTATGTGCCAGAAGCGAGCTAATCGGCTAGCAGCGCTAGATCCCGATCGAAATAAATAAGGACCACACCGGCTAACGCCGGTCTTTGGTTTCATTGTCGTTTAACGACACATCGTTCATTTACATTTTTACAATCATGACAATTACTCCTGCTAACAACGATGTCAACGCTCTCGTGGCTGACGTCTCTACTGGAGATGTAACTGTTGACTTCATGTTTGGAGTTGGACTGGTCAAGGACTCAGAAGCAGTGTTCTTCCAGTACGTCGGTGACAATGCTACGCCTCAAGCTCTTGTTCAAGCCAACGGCAAGCCTGTGACTCGCATTGGTAACGTCTACCTGTCTGGCATCAGCATTGTTGAGGACTTTGGTGAGTTCAACCAGACCAAGCTGAACGTCTTTCTCAAAACTCAACAAGGCGCCTCTGTGATGCTTACTTCTGGTCTTACGACCATTTGGTCACAATGCTTGCTCACCAGCCTTCAGGGACTCGTCAACGACAGCTCCGTGTCTTCTTTGATCTCCATCGATTCTTGGAAAGGCACTAGCAAGATGCGTCCTTGCTTTGCAGCCATTCGCAATGGACAAACCAAAGTCACTTGCAATGACACTTACAGTTTGTTTGTCGAGGCTCGTGCCAATCGTGACTCTCAAGCCAAAGAGACTATTGCTCGTAATGTTGTTGCCAATGTTCAAGCGCTTCTCGATGGTGAAGTTGAAGAACTGACTGTTACTCAGCCTGATAGCACTTCTTTCTGATGCAACGACATACAGCTGAATCACTCGCTCGGCTGAAGAATGTGCGGCGCAACATCAGCGCCGTACTACTCAATCTTCCAGTTATTCCTAGTGAAACCTCAGTATCGACATTTCTTACAATGCTCGATCACTTTGCTGACAACCCTGATGACTACAGGGAATTACTTGAATCTAAAAACAAATGAGCGGAACTGCAATCATCAACGACTATGACGTTCTCGATGTCGTATGCCTGTGCCACGCAGCATTGGCCCAAGACTCACCAGAAACTCCTACGTTCTATATCAACCAGATACTCAACCTCATGTTTGCTTATCTGTCTGTGGAACAACGCAAGGAAGTCGAAGAATACCTTGCTGAGAAAAAGTATCTGCCTGAAGTAAAGATCGAAATTTCGAAATGACACCTGAAGAACGCGACAAACTCATTGATAATTACGCTTGGCGTGTTGTCGATGATATGGACATCAAAGACCTTTGCCGCATTGTTGCAGATATGGTCGCACACGACTTTGAGACTGAAAGCGATGAGTATGTCATCGAACTAGTTAAAGAGTATTACCCCGATTTACTGGAAAAATGAAGACCTACGACATTGTCTATATAGACAAAGGCGGAGATAAACAAGACTATAAAGTAACTGCTACTGACGTCAGGAAATCTATTGAGCTTGCTCTTGAAGAATGCCCTGATGCTCGTCGAATCATCTCCTCTAAACCATCCAATGATCAAACATCAAACTGAAATGGAAGCCATTGTAGAGCGCGAGCCTGCAATGATGACTGTTTTTAATCCAGTCACACTTCAAGAAGATCCGCACTATACATATATGGCGGAAATTCAATACAAACGAAAACCACCTGCTGTTCGCTTAATTATGTGTAGTTCGCTAGACACTGTGCGTGAAGGCGAAACAGTAATGATTACATATCATTCTGGTATGCGTTGTTATCAACACAGTCGCCACGTAGTTACTTCAAACGAAGATAATTGTATTGGTGGTTTCTATTTCACTGACGGTACCCCTGCTAATTAATATGATGAAAAACTATCATATCTATGTATTTACACAAGATGCTTGCCCGCCCTGCATTCGGCTTAAGAACTTTGTCAACACTCTGCCTGAACCTGATCAAGCAGAGATTGATTACGTTCCAATGAAAACTGCTTCTGGCCAACGCACTGCATTAGCTGAGGAGCTCGGTGTAGAACTTACGCCCACGCTCGTTGTTATTCACGAAGATATCTTCTGTGAACTTGATGACGATAGTGAAGATGAGTTCTGTGATCGAGTAGCTGAACCTGTTGAACGTATAGTTGGAGCTAATAACATTATTGAAAATCTTGATTCAACGATTCAGGCCTACACTTACGCACACTCTGAATGAGATAATTTGAAAATGACTAGCCAAGATCTCCTGTCTCTTTCTAATAAATTAGAAGATTGCATTCCTCTGCTTAAACGGGCAGGAGCTAAAGCTGATGTAGAACTTCTTAGGGAATTATTCCAGAAGTATTACCGGAAATATTCAACTGTAAGAACTAATGAGCAAGAAAGCAAACGTAATCGAAGCCAAGGGTAAGATTTACAAAGAAAGCGGAAACGGATATTTCAATGTAGAGCTAGATGAACCTGAAGGTCATCAATGTCTCTGCCGTGCATCTGGCCGCTTAATTACGCGCAAGATCCAACTTCTAGTTGGTGATCGTGTAACTGTCGAACTATCCCCCTTTGATCTCAGCCGAGGTCGTATCACACTGCGAGATAAATAATGTCACTAGGTAGTCAAGCACGGACCTTCCGTGAAGTTTTTAATCAACAAATACTTTCTAATTTTTCTGCATATGGTCATATCAATTCAGACCTATGGAATATGCAGATTGATTTGATTCGTGAAGAATCTGCAGAATTTATTGAGGCAGCTGACGAATGTTTTGCTGATCCTGAAAACCCAGACAGGAGAACCGATCTAGCTAAAGAATTGTCTGATCTTGTGTTTGTATGTTATCAGTTTGCAGCTGCTTTTAGCATTGATCTAGATAGGGCTATGACCCTCGTGTTTAACTCCAATATGAGTAAACTAGATGAACACGGAATGCCAATTTACAGAGAAGATGGCAAGGTCTTGAAAGGACCTAACTATGAACCGCCGGATCTTTCTTCCTGCGTTCCAGAACCAATGCTCACTTTTGATTACGATACACATGGAAAATAATGTCATTGCTCGCACGGGTCGTGTTCAGTCTTGGATCGATGATCCGACTTCACGTCTCCCAGTCAGCTGCACCGTCTTCGTCGTCGAAGATAGTATGGAGGGACCAGACGGCATTGAAGCCTCCTGGCGCTTCGTGTCCCATGCCCTTCGCTTCGGTGCAGGAGTTGCCGTCCATCTCTACAAACTCCGGCCCTCAGGCTCAGATAATGGCAAAGGGCTTGTTGCCTCTGGTCCTGTCTCGTTCGGGAAAATCTATTCTTGTCTGAATGAGCAACTGCGTCGAGGCGGGGTATACAAAAATGGTGCTGTTGTCTTGCACCTTGATATCAACCATGATGACATTCTTGAGTTTGTTGAGCTCCCTCGTCATGAAATCCCTTGGGCCAAACGTTGTGTCAACTTAACTTCTGAGCTTTGGGCTAAGACCGATGAAAACGTTCAGAATGCAATTCTGAAAGGTATTGCCCGTGGTGATATCTGGCTTGCCAAGATTCGTCATGATCAGCAGGGAGAACGTATTCACGCGAACGTGTGCTTGGAAGTTTTCCTCAAGAGCCGTGGGACTTGTTTGCTAGAGCACATTAACTTGGGTGCATGTCGTCCTGAAGATCTTGTACCTGCATTTATGGCAGGAATGACTGAACTTGTTGATTTGCATAAAAAGACTGGAGTCGAAAAAACTGGCGAATATCTCGTTCAAGAAGTTGATCGTCAGGTTGGATTAGGCATGCTTGGTCTAGCTAACTTGCTTGCCCTGGAAGGAGTTACATACGCTGAGTTTGCAGAAGCAATTACTCAACATCTATATGAAGATTACGACACTATCGTGACTCCTGCTTCCCGTAAAATTGTTAAAGCACTTCAAGATGCAATCGATGCAGCTGCTGAAGTTGCACGCAAGGCCAACATGGACCGAGCGTTTGCAATCGCACCTACTGCTTCATGCTCTTATCGTTATACAGACCGAGCAGGCTACACAACTACTCCCGAACTGGCTCCACCCATTGGGCGTAATGTTGATAGGGACAGCTCCACATTTGGTGTTCAATCCTACGATTACGGTAATGTCGAAACAGCTGAAGAAGTTGGCTTTGATGTTTACAAGAAATCAGTTGACGGCATCATGGAAATGTTGTCACGAACAGGATTGTCGCATGGCTATAGTTTCAATACCTGGAGCGATGTAGTTATCTACACGCCTGAGTTTGTTGAAAGCTGGCTGCAATCGCCACAGACGAGTATGTATTACTCGCTCCAAGTCATGCAAAACACTCAAGCTAAAGATGATGCTTTGGCCGCACTTGATGGCGACTTTGGCACCATGTTTGGTTTCGATGATATCGACAGCGATGAGTCTCTCGATATCTTTACCGATCCTGCAGCCTGTGTTGGTTGCGCAGAATAAACACTATCTCCTATACCAATGAAAGCTGAAACTCCTTATCTCCACCTTCACGCACGCAAGCGTACTTGGACTCCTGTTCAAGTGTCTGCTGGCCATTTGCTTGAAGGCGGTGAAGATGTGATCAAACGGGCTCTTGCACTTCGGTGTCTAGAAATCCCTGTTGGTGACTTCATCTCTGAAGCAATGAAGGGGGACCTTCCCGAAGTTAAGGGCTGCAAGGAACTTCTGCTTTCTAATGTTGTTGACGAAGAAAACCATGATATTGCCCTCAATTTCGCTGCTGACGTGCACAAAGTCCCTGATCGTTTTGAAGCAGAAGCTCAGCGCATTTGTAAAGCGTGGCTGGAACTTGACCGTCATCCAGTCCTTAAAGCCGTCGTATTGGAGAGATCCGTCTTCTTCGTTCTCCTACCGATCTTTCGATTCCTCGGAGACACTGGATTGCGCACGACAAGTGCCGATATCAGCCGAGACGAGCAGACCCACGTGGCCGCTAACACGCTCGTCTGTGAATCCCTTGGGCTTCAATCGGATAAAGAGCTCAATAAACTTAGGCGAGCTACGGTTGCTTGGGTTCTTCAATCCCTCGAAGGTGAGCACGCTAACAAGCATCTCTCGAAGAACTTCTGGATGGCTAGTTCAGACTCGCTTTACACCCGCGGCAAAGCAGAAGGATTGAGTGATACTCGTGCCTCTCGTATGCCTGCGTTTTTCGAAACTAATAATGTAAACCTCCCTCAGTATGCCTAACATTGAATTCTCTGCTGCAGATAAAATCAAAATTCAAGTTGTGGAGCAAGAGATTGCTCCCGACACTTTTGATGATTCGCAGCTACCAACTGATATTCATATTGTGACCTATACCTACGAAGGTAAGGAGCTTTTTGACGTTGTCCGCGCCTATACTATGGTTGACATCTTTGACGCTTATTTCGATAAGCTTGGAGACAAAGGTCGAGTAACACGTATTCGTAATGGTTACGGCAAAATCAAACCTAAACTTTTTGGAAAAATTAAACAAGGATGAGAAAATCACAATATAAAGATCAGTTATTGTCGCATATCTCCAAAGAGCTGGATAAGCTGACAGTAAAGCAAATAAGAACACTCATCGCTAAACATGCACTCAGCTAAACTTGTCTGGATTACTCCAGATGCAGAAGCTCTTGTTGGCAAAATTGCCAGAGTTTCTAACCCAAACAATGAAGATAATCCTAACGTTGAACGACTTATTCGATATCTCATCAAGCACAGACACTGGTCTCCCTTTGAGATGGCAAGTATGTGCGTCGAGATCCACACTACTAGAGCTATTTCGTCGCAAATCCTGCGTCACCGTAGTTTCACATTTCAAGAGTTCTCACAGCGATATGCCATTCCTACGGATAGCTTTGCAACAGTATTGCCTGAGCTACGACGTCAAGATGCAGTCAACAGGCAAAACTCATTAGACGACTTGCCTGAAGAAACAAAAGAGTATTACAAGCAGCGCATTGATGACTATTTCCGTGAGGGCGTTGAGTTGTATGAATCAATGCTGCATTCAAATGTTGCCAAGGAATGTGCTCGATCTGTCCTGCCGCTAAACACAGTTACACGTTTGTATATGTCGGGAACAATTCGCAGCTGGTTGCACTACGTCGACCTGAGAGGATCAAATGGTACTCAGAAAGAACACATGCAAATTGCTCGATCTGTTGGTCGAATTCTCGACACTGAAGTACCAACTATTGCTCGCGCAATGTGGGAATAGACCTTATATTGGAGACTGACAAAAGATGATCAGTCATAATGAATTTTATTGCTGCAACTGTTGAACTCACATTACACCTCACAGATCAAATCAACGCTTACGGGCTTGACTATCGCGGCGCTACTGCTGTTGTGCCCGGTGGCAGTGGTAATGCAGAGGTGCGTCTTCGGGTGCTCTGTTACGACCGGGCCGGAGCAAAGCTCACCGCCTTTGAATCCTGGAAGCCAGGCACAAGGGCGTTGATCACAGGGAATTTAGTGTTTAGTGACGACACTACTAAACCTCTTGATCTAATTATTACTACTCTTGAAACTAATGTTCCTCAAGACATGTACTGCAATCAGGTTGTTTTGGGCAATGCGTTCTTCGGATCTGATGAAATCAAAGAACGAAAGAATGGTCAAATTGCCGTAAAGATTGGCAGTACGCTTGATAACTCTGATGTCACTACTTGGCTATATCTTGAAACCCATGAAACTCGCAAAAAGAAACTCTCTGAAAGAATCCGCAAAGGACGCGCTCTTTGTGTTCAAGGTTACATCCGTGAATATCGCAAAGATGATTCTGACAGCCCTTACCGTGCCATCGTTGCTAGCGATTTCAGCACTCGAAAAGAAAAGGCACGATCTAATAAGAACCCACAAACTAACGGTTCAGCAGCGGGCTACGCAGAAATTGATCCAACGCCGGATTATTAATCGCCAACGCCACATTGATCTGAATAAACCTGGATGGGACGCACCTATTTATTGGACTACTGATGCCGGTTAACACCGGCTTTTTTTGTTTATGTCTTTAGGTCACATTAACTGAAATATATTCTTATATTGTGAGAGTCAATGAATAATAGATAATGACTCTCCAAGTCTTACCTCCTGAGTTAACGGAGGCACCAAAAGATAAGATTGAAACTAAAGAACCTCAACCCTATTGGAAACCTAGTTCACTAAAGGATGGAGAAAGCGAAGAATTCAGATTACTCGGATGTTACGAAACTGGACACGCCATTGTTGGATGGCAATATGCATCCGAAGTTCGCGATGCAAAAACTGGTGAGCTTCGTTTTAATGGTTATGTGGTTACTAGGAGTCATCCTGGACAGCCAGAAGACCTTGCCCGAGAAACCGACTGGGCCAAACCCGATCGTCCCAAAATCGACGGAACCTTCGTCAAGCCCAGACGATTCCTTGCTTGGGTTGCCACTTCCGCAGCAAGAGGTCGCATGGAAGTTCTCTTTATTGAACAAAAATCCATTCGCGATCAGTTGACTGAGATTCTTCAAGAGGTTGAAGACTACACTTGGACTGAAGATGGACTCGCTAATTTTTCAATTAAAATCTCGCGCAAGGGGAGCGGCCTTGAAACGACGTATTCGATCTTACCTAAGGTACGTAAAGTGCCGGCAAAAATCATTGCCGAATGGGAATCGAATAGAAATAGTATATGGCTCCCCAACTACTTTGAAGGAAAGGATCCTTTTGATGGACGTCAAACTGATGAGAAAGGTTTGCCGGCTGGTGGCGTAGATAAGCGTGGCGCTACTGTCATTCCTACCACTACTGAAAAAACTGTCGAAGAAGACAACACTGAATTCTAATTATGTCTAACGCACTCGAAAATTTGCCACCCGAAATGCAAGCACGTCTTGCACAAATTATGGCTGGTCAAGCACCTGCTGAATCTCCTCACCAGGCAGCTATCCAACAACCTGTACCTGAACCAGCTCCACCGGTAAAGGTTCCGTCCCTGATGGACCATGTAATTGCACTCCGTCAGGAAGTAGCTGCTCTTCGTAGCCAGGTTGATGCCCAATCCAATGTCGTTGATGCAGTCGGCCAAGCCGTAGGAACTCTCTATCAGATGTTTCAACCATCAGCCACAGCTCCAGATCAGGGGTCAACGTTTGGTCAGAACTTTCAACAACAACAAGTAGATGCATCTGACTTTTGATTACCCTAATTTTACTGTGATCATCTAAAGCGTCTCTGAATTTTCAGTGGCGCTTTTTTAAAACAAATATATATCATGACTGACAAACCTTTTAGGATTCAGACTGCTGCTGGACACCGCAAGTACCTTTGCTCAGGTCTTTACCTGCCCTCTGTTACTACGGTCCTGTCCGGCACTGAATCGGAAAAATCTAAAGCAGGCCTTCGTGCCTGGAATGAAAAAAATCCTGGTGCTATGGAAGCTGCTGCCACTAGGGGCACTGCCATTCACCAATGTTGTGAAAACCATATTCGTGGTCTTCCAATTGACTGCCCAGATGACTACATGCCCTTTTGGAATGGCATGAGTCAATACCTTGATTGGTTTGATGAGATCTATTGGTCTGAGCGTCCACTTCGCCCTGACTGGAATGACCTGCGTAGTGACGACCGTGAAGTTGCCTACGTCTGGTCTACAGAGCACAAATATGCTGGCTGTCCCGATTTGATTGGAACCATTGGTGGTTTGAACGTCATTGCTGACTTCAAAACCTCAAACGGTCCTTATTGTGCTTCCTTACCTGAACGTGGTGATCGTGCTGGCTACGGTGGCTGGCGCAAATTCCAGAAGTGCGCACAGCAGTTGGGTGCTTATCGTTATGCGCTTAACGAACGTGTTGGCTTCAAATGTGATGTTGCCTTGATTATTGTCACCACAGAAGAAACAACTCAAGGTATATTTATTGACGGAGATCAACTAGATCTCTATGAATCTCGCTTTTTGAAGCGGGCGAAAATGTTCCACGATATGCACCCAGACACAGATGATGAAGTTGCGGATATCAGTTAATAAAAGTTGTAAAAACAAAGAGAGTCAGCCTGCCTATGACTGGCTAAACATTAATGAGACTCTGGAGTGGCTTCAAGGATGGGTTTCAGCTGGTTATGGCTGGTGTGCAACTCATTTTGTTGATAGGCACCGTCGTCAAGACAATGCTGTTGGTAGCAACGTTGTAGTCATTGACTTCGATGGCGACACCACGCTGGGTCGTTTCTGGCATATGCAGACTGCACGAGACTGGTGTGTAGCTACTTACACATCATCTAGTCACACCGAGCAGTGCCATCGCTTCCGTGCCATCTTCCCTCTGGCTGTTGAGTTGCAGACAGCAGCTCAGCACAAGGGTGCTTACTGGCTTGTCGTCAATCGACTTCTTGCTGATCTTGGCATTGAGTCCCTTGAAGACAACTGCGGTCAAAAGCGTGAGCGTCTTTGGTATGGCAACACCAATGCCGAGTGGCAGTTCAATCCAGGTGCGGAAGTTCCTGACTTTCTGCTCAATGATATTGACTACGAAGAAGCTGTTGATTTCGTCTCTGCTGAGGTCACTGATCAAGATGTAAATCGCTGTCAGTGGCTTCTGCGTAACTTCCTGACGCCTTCTGAAGATGGCGAGTATGAATCACGTTACGTGCCAGTTATGGCCGCCTGCGCAGCCGTAGGGCAGCCCCTCTTTGATGACTGGGTTGATTGGGTATTGCGTGGTCATCATGGTGAAAAACGTGAGAACATTCTGCCATTCAAATGGCGTGGTCTCGGCAATCAATCTGGACCTGCTAAGTTATACTCGCTTGCTAAAAAACAAGACAGTAACTGGACATCACAGTTACCACCTGAACTTAAGTTCGGTGCCGTTGGATCTGCTGTCGGCTACACAGAGTTCGACCAGCTACCCAACTTTGATGACGTTATCAATACTATTGAGGTAAAAGTGGAACCTGAATTCGAACCTATCCCTGATGCATCTCAAGCTGTCAAAAAGACTAGAGGTCGTCCCAAAAAATCAAGCAGTGATGCAGCTAAAGAACGTGAAAGTGATGTCAAGCAAGTGCTTGAGATTCTCTCTTTGTTGCGTAAAAACGAATTGACTGGCGCTATTGAATACACAGATAGCACTGGCAAAACCGTTGAGCTTCAAGGCAATGATCTTGATCTCATGACTACCAAGCTCGCTTGTGAGCATGGTGTCTTTATCCCTGAGATGCGTATCAAGTCTGCTATCCAGTACGCCGCTCTCAAGCACAAGTATTGTCCAATTCGACGTTATCTCGATACTTGTTCAGCGCAAGCTATCCCACATAAAGATTGGGATCGTATTGGCGAAATTTTTCTTGGTAACAAGAACAATCTTGCGACTCTTGCTATGAAGCGCATGATGATTGGCGCTGTTGCTCGTGCTTACAACCCTGGATGCTCTATGTCTTGGCTGCCTATTCTTGTAGGCGCACAGGGTGTTGGTAAATCTCAATTCAGTAGAAGCCTTGTTCCTGAGAAGCTTTTCGCTGAGGTGTCTACTCCTCTTGACACTCTCATGAAAGAGCAGTATCGACTTCACGTTGCTTGGCTACTTGAGCTTCCCGAGATCGATCACTTCTTTCAGTCTCGCAACATCGAGAACTTTAAGAACTTAATTACTACTCGTTGCGACGAGGTTCGTCGTCCCTATGCATCACTCCCTGAGCGTTTGCTGCGCAGGTTTGTAATGATCGGCACGACCAATCGTAACCAGTTTCTTGTTGACAGCACTGGTAACCGTCGTTTTGTTCCCCTTGAAATTGGAGCTAATTTCCTTATTCCTTGGGAGCAACTCCAAGAAGAGCGAGACATGCTGTGGGCTTCTGCTATTCAGGCCTACCGCAATGGCGAATCCTATGAATTCAATAGTGGTGAAATAGCTCAGATCTCTGAGTACATTCAAGAGTTTGGTGATCCTGATCCTTGGATGGAAAAGATTAGTAATTACGTGGCACTAAAGCCTGAAGTTACTGCCGCTGACGTTCTAACACAAGCACTGGATCTTGATCCACGTGCGCAAGGTAGACGTGAAGCGCGTCGTGTTGCTGATGTTCTCCAAACTCTTGGATGGCGTCGACTTAATACCTCACGAAAAGATGCAGTTACTGGTAAAACTAAGTCAGTCCGACTTTGGGTTCGTCCCAAGGATGATCCTCTTACTGAAGATCACATTCTCAAAGACTTCTGATAATTCTACTTTTTAACTTTAAAATGAAAACATCTGATATCCATATCGGACTGCGTGTCCGTGTACTGTCTAATGACAGCACCGCTCTTGTAGTTAGTAAGCCTGAGTATTACACCTCACGTTCTAAGCTTGTTCGTATAAAGTATGAGAACAGCACACGCTATGAATACACTACTAATCATTTGATTGAAGCTTTGCCTGTTGATGAACAATATCCAGAGCTTGGTGGTTCTTATGTAAAACCAGAAGGTGATTTCTAATATGCCTGAATCGCAGCCCAGCAAAAAACGTGGCGGTCATGCCTATGGTCGTCGTAATCAGCAGATGTCAAATACTGCCGAAGAAGGAGAACTTTGCATCTACAGCGGCCACTCTCTTGGTCGTTTTTCTTCTCATTCAATGCGTTACGACAGCCATCAGGCTTGTACTCGTTGTGTTGCCTCAGCACGGGAAGGAATGCTTTCCTTTGATGTAGATCGTTTACTCAAGAAGTATCGACCAAAAGCTCTTAAGTTTTGGAGTCAAGTTGACATTGGTTCTCCCGATGAATGCTGGAACTGGAATGGAGTTATCAATCCTAGAACTAAGCAAGCTCAGTTTGCTTGGCGTCGTCCAGGCATCTCATCATCTACCCAGCATCATCCTCAACGTGTTGCTATGTGGTTGACTTGGGGTGACCTTGGATTTACAGGCGTTAAGACCACTTGCGGCAATAAATATTGCTGTAATCCTTTCCATCTGATTCCTCAAAACATTGGTGTTTTTGTCGATAATGATACTTATTTAGAGTCATTTGAACTTGCTTGTCAGATCCATACACTTAAACAGCAAATTGCTGAGTATGTACTCGAAGAAGCAATCAAAGAAGAAGCTAAAAAAGCAGAAAAACTAGATGCTGAATTACGTAATGGAATGCTACTCAATCCAGACACACAATTTGGTGATCGGTTTGAAGCTTTAGTCACTGATTTCCTGTCTGGCGCTCACATCTCTCAGCTTAATCCAGAAGATTCCAGCATGTTTAAGTTACCTACTGATAATGATGCTGAAAACCCCACAGATAACATTTAATTTATTTACACTTTTACAAGAGTCATTTAGTTATGTCAAGACGAACAGACTTACTTCAGCATCTTATTCAGTCCGACAAGTTCGGCGAAGAGAAGACTCAAGAGCAAAAGTTTCTTGCTGCTACTGCTGAATTGATCCTCACTGATCTAATCAATATTGCATCTAATGGTGTACTAACGAAAGGTGCAGGCAGTTTAATTATTAATCTTCAAAATGATTCAACCACTTATATGAGTGGTTATGACATTGAACAAGATATTTACACTGCTGAAAAGGCAGAAGACGAAGATACCATCAAGTTCCTTCGATCCCTGCTTGAAGAGATTAACGAAAATGACTGGTTTAATAATGTATTAATTACTTTGATCAGTGATGCTGGAACAAGAACATTTAGTGTCGAAGCAGGAGGGAGCCAAGAAAGCCTCCGAACGATCGCAGAAGAATTTACAGGACAAGCTTAAGATAGCTGGACTTAAACTTCCGCTCTATCCCACACCTCAAATTATTGAGCGTGCACGGACTGTTATGGGAAGTATTGATTTTGATCCTACTTCTGATCCTGTCCAGCAAGTTCTTGTAGATGCAACGTCAGTTCCTTCAGTTAATACTAATCCTCTGCAAGAGCACTGGCACGGCAATGTGTTTGTTTCTCCCAAGGGCGCAGTTCGGACTACACGAATTTGGCTAAATAAAACTATTGACGAATATCGAAATCATTATATTAATAGTTTCGTATTCTTTACTAGTGCGTCTGAGATTATGCGAGCTGCTCCTGCAATCTTAGATTATCCATTTTGCATCCCTTTTAAGCGTATCAAGCAGCTACGTGCCACTCCCAGTGGATTTGAACCCGTGTGTCCATCAACTTGGAATATTCTTGTGTATGGACCCCCAGTTGATGCAGCCATTACTTCTATCGATAAGGTTTCATTATTTCACAACACTTTTCGTGATATTGGCCGTGTTTGCTTTAACGAGTTTGCTGGTGACAGCTGGACACGTGATCTTGAGTATTTCACTGAAAAGCGTGGTGAAGTTTGATGCATAAGCAAATATCTCCTGCTGCTTTTATTACGCTTCCATCTGGTGACGAAGTCTTCCCTTCACGTCTTATCCATCGTGATGGAACAATTATGTGGAAGCATGCATTGCAAGCTGGTGATAAGCATTATGTGCCTACATCTCTCGCTCATGAAGCACACATAATTAAGACTGCAGCACGTCTTGAAGAATTGAATGCATGGGTATCCCAAAATCTTGAGCCATGGGATTGTTTCTTGCCAAAATTTTGGTATGACCCTCGTAGTATCCATAAAGCAACAGCATCTGGATATGCATGCGAGTTTCAGCACACTTCTCTCAGCAACAGCGCTGTGCTTGAAGTGCTTGCACCACATGTTCAAGATCATGAAACTCTTGTCTTGCTAAATAACAGAAACTTGTATTTTTCTAGGTGTTGATCAGGCCGGTTAACACCGGCTGCAGTTTGGGTAAATTAAGTCTATACTTTTAACAGAACAATGTATGATATGGACTACGAAAAGTTTAAAAAGGATCTAGAAGAATTTGAATCTTGGGATAACAAGATCATTAGTATGTATAACAAATCTGACGCTGTAAATAGTCCTGCGCATTACACACGTGGATCTACAGAAGCGATCGACATTATTGAAGAAGCTATTCAAGACGCACCGTCACCTGTTGAAGGGTTGCTTCAAGGACAAGTACTTAAGTATCTCTTGCGGCTTTGGCTTAAAGAAAACTCTGTTCAAGACGCCAAGAAAGCTAAGTGGTATCTCGACCGATTGATTTCTAAGCTAGAAGACTAATGCCTGCACCTAAGCACGATCCAACTTTTATTCACGATAAAGAGCGTTACTTTATCAACTTAGCCAAGCAGGTTGAAACCGGATCTAATCATCCCATCGCTCCTGGTGGATGTGTAATTGTGCGCGATCGAGAGATCGTTGGCGATGGCCGCAGTATTCTTGCAGATTGCAAAGTTGAAATTGACTGTGTAACCTATGCAATAGCCACTGCCTGCAAGCGTGGCACACCTATTACAGGTGCTGTTATATATTCCACTCGTTATCCTTTTTCTGCCTCTGTCTTTCAGTTATACCTGATGGGCATTCGCAAAATTATTGTGTTGGCTCACGAGTGGGAGCCTTACTACAAAGACGAATATCGACGCAGTGCTCGACTAGCACGCGAACTATCTATATCTATTGAACCATTTTTTGAAGACGAAGATGAACGTTTCTCAACCAACAACCAAGCCCCCCGTTTCGACGAAAAAGAGGAGCAATTCCAAAACAAAGACCTCTACACGTACAGCCCGGCGGAACGCAATGATTTCGACGCTGAACAATATCAACAACAAATCGATGACTCAAACCACTCTACTCTTTGACCTTGAATCCACTGGTCTGCTTCGTCGTGGCTCCAGCATTCACTGCATCGTTGCACGTGATCTTAACAATTCCTCAGATGCACTCGTGTGGGATGCGCCGCGTAACAATCTCAATGAAGGCATTGAGCAGCTACGTCGAGCCGATGTGCTTGTTGGGCACAATATCGCTGGTTACGACATCCCCCTAATTCAAGAGGGATACGATTTTGATTTCCAAGGCGAAGTTATTGACACACTTGTTCTATCTCGTTTGTTTTATCCCCATATACAAGAGCGTGATTACGAACGTCGCCCCATTGGCATGCCCCAGAAGCTTTATGGTCGCCATAGTTTGGAAGCCTGGGGGTATCGCCTCAAGTGTTTCAAAGGCGACTTTGGCAAGCATGATGGTGCTTGGGATACGTATACGCCAGAAATGCTTGACTATTGCATTCAAGATACTGAGGTAACTGTCAAGCTCTACGAACTTATGCTTCGACGTATGCAAGATTATGCAACCACGTAAATCCCCATTAAAAGGTAAACCTGATTATCCTAAAGATAATAAGTCGACTAACAATAAAGAAAAAACTAATGAGCAAGACCGAAACTACTTTGAAAGCTACAGATCCTTTGACCGTTGATGAGGTCAAGGCTGCTAGCGATATCTTCTTCCCACTGTTTACTGAAGTCGATAGCCGTATGCCTGACAGCGCTTCTGTAGAAGATACGCTAAAGGTTATGGAAGCTATCGCGAAGCTCGCTCACAAGCAGCGTGCAAAGACTAAGGAAGAAAAGATTAAAGAGAAGTTTGGATTCAACAAAATTACTGAGGATAATAATGACTGAAAAGGAAATAGAAATCTATAAATGGATTGATCAATGCCCTGAAAATTGTTTTTCGTATAAAGATAGAGACAATTGCATTGTTATTGAAATCAAACTAGAAGAAGATGATGATTGATTGCGTAAAACTTGAGATGGACATGGCACTGCTGATGACACAGCAGGAAGCCTCTGGATTCCGCTTTGACATGGACGCCGCAGAGCGTGTGCGTGATGAGCTTACAAATGAAATGCAGACACTGCTAGGCATCATCAAGTCTCGCTACCCTTTTGTTCCTGGCAAAGTATTTACACCAAAGCGTGCAAATAAAACTAAGGGCTATGTGGCTGGTGCACCCTTTACCAAGCTAGAGGAGTTCAACCCAACCAGCCGTCAGAATATTGCCTGGGCTTTGCAAACGTTCCGCAAGGCTCGCTTCACTAAGCTCACCGATAGTGGTAAGCCGAAGGTCGATGAAGCTGTACTGAGCGAGGTACGTGATAAAGCACTGCAAGATGGCAATACTCTGCTGCACGAAGAATGCGAGATGTTTATCCGTCTACTCACTCTGCAGAAGTGGCTGGGACAGCTTTCTGAGGGTGCGAACTCTTGGTTCAATACGATTGAGCAGGATGGCTGCATCCATCACAGCTGCACACTTGCTACACAAACAGGGCGTAATGCCCACCGTGGTCCCAACCTCGGACAGGTTGTATCTGCACCTTGGGCACGTCAACTGTTCATCCCTCACCCTGGTCACGTCATGGTAGGCGCTGACCTTGAGGGCTTAGAGCTTCGAGCGCTTGGGCATTACCTCAGCAGGTTCGATGACGGTGCTTTTGCTGACGTTGTGATCAACGGCGATATTCACCAGCAGAACGCTGACCGTGTGGGCTGCACTCGCAAAGAAGTCAAGACCATCACCTACGCATTTATCTACGGTGCGGGTGACGCCAAGCTTGGTCACAGCCTGCGTCCTGAGCTACCTGACATTGAAAAGAAACAACTTGGCACTGAGCTTCGTCGCAAGTTCCTTGCCGCTATTCCTGGATTGGAGCCATTAATTGATGCAGTCAAACAAAAAGTTCGCAATAGCGGTCGTCTTAGGGGGCTTGATGGGCGTCCTGTATTCTGCCGGGCTGAGCATGCCTCACTCAACTACCTATTGCAATCCGCTGGAGCAGTCATCTCCAAGCGTTGGGTGGTTCTCGGACAGCAACTGCTAGACGAAGCAGGGCTTGTCTACGATCGAGACTACACTCGTTGTGCGTATGTGCACGATGAAGTTCAACTATCTGTTATACCCCAACAAGTTGATACTGTTAAACAGCTTCTAGAAAATGCTGCTCCACTTGCTGGACAGTATTACAACTTTCGAGTCCCTATTGCAGCTTCTGCGGACAGTGGCGCGTCATGGCAGGATACACATTGAAATATCAAGTTCATCTTGATACAATGTAAATTATGGATAACCCTGAAAGTCATCTGTTTAACTTTCAAGTCGATGGACCGGCACTAAAACTGCTGGTCAGGGGAATGCGTCACTACTTAGAAAAGTGGCCAGGCGGTGATGCTAATGATCAGATTGCAATTCAAAACATGTTATTTGAATTAAATAAAGCACATCTTGAGTTGCAGTTTATTGAAGATAATAGCTAAACAATAATTTAATGTTCGCCGTGGACTTTGGATATTTCGTAACATTGAGTTATGAAACATTTCTGGCAGCGATTTCAAAAATCCCTGAGGCTGCAGAAGTGGCCTGTACTTTCTAATGCTGAGCATTTGCTCAGAGAGCAAAAGAGAAAGCTTGACAAATTATATGGTCGTAATGACGAATGAATATCATTGCCGCTCTGATAATTGCTACGCATGGTGCTGGACCTTATGACTGGCATATGTCATGCGAAAGATGGCAAGAGCGTGCACATGAAATTCTTGCTGATGAAAACTTACCTAAAAAAGAACGCTGGTTTCTTATTCGATATTTACGTAATAAAGTAATAGGTATATGCCCTTTTAACTGGACTGATAATGTCTAAAAATACAATTCCCATTGAATTTGATAAAGCATCCATTAAGATGCTTCTTAATACTCTAGATAAATATCAAGAGTCTCATCCTCTTGGTTCACCTGTAGAAAAAGAAAACTTTTGCGATATCTATAAAAAGTTAAAGATTGCTCTTTTTGAGCTCACTTTTATGGACGGATAAAAGTATTAATAGCTACAATTAAAGTACATCGTTCATCCCTAAAGGGACGCAAGTAGGGCAGAGCCTGAAGGAACGGGAAATTTCTTAAACACTATGGAGGTTTCCAATGTCTAACGTAATGATCCGTGGTCTCATGAAAGTCCACAAAGATAACCGTCGTGCTAGCAATGAGCAAGCACGTGAACTTAACCATCTTCGCAGTCGCTCCTACCGTGGAGTTCCTACTAAGAACACCAACTGGATTACCGCTGATGTCCACGGTAATTTTGTTTATCGTGGCGTTGCCTACACCAAATGAAATAGCCGGCTAACGCCGGTTTTTTTCTACTTTTTTATGAATAAAGATCTTCGTAGATATCGTCACTCATTTTAGGTCTAAAGGATTCACTCATTCGTTTATCCTGTCCAATTTCTCTGTAGCGTTCTTGCTGAATACCGATTCCAGGACTTTGGCCGCCAGTGCCAGGTGTACGAATCTCTGTACGCTTTGGACCATTGGCTGCATAAGCTTGACTGCCGTTCCAAGCACGAGCTCTTTTAAGAGCTTGACGTTGTTTACTTACAGCACCTGTACGTGTCAATGAATCTTTATCTCGATCAGAGACACGACGTAAGTCAGTCTTTTCTGTGCGGAACCCTGCCACTACTTCTTACCATTGCTTTCTCCTCCATTGTAAGAGGTTCTTTTGCATTGGGCTCAGCATAAAAACACACAATCCAATCTGAATCGCGTGACAATAATTCTTCCTCCATGGCCTCTTCTAGCATGCTAAGAGCTGCTAGTTGATGAGGCTCTTGATAGTACTTAAAAATGTCTCTCAAAGATATTTTTGCTTTCACTGGAGACCAATTGTTGTTTGAAGCTCTTTAACTGCAACAGCTACAGGCTGAAGCACACTGACCATTTTTTTAGGAACTTCACGGTCAATCACCTGCACCACACCTTCAAGACGCTCAAAGCGATCTTTATCTTCCACAACAATTAGCTCAACACGCTGTTCAAGACTATTGAGTTTTTCTTCAAGCTTTTTAGTACGCAGGTGAGCAAAGGGAATACTCAATGCAATAGCAAAGAGAGAACTAACTACGTATTCCATCTATCTATTTTGAACTAATTGAAGTCTAATACAAATCACATCATCATGAGACCATCGTTGTCGATATCATCGTCTTCCCAACCTGGATCCATAATATCGGTGGGCATGCTGTCATCTTCTGACTGCATCTGCAGTAGTTCAATGAATGTTTCTTCTGAAATAATTTCAGGCAACCCCTCTTGCTTCTCTTCAATTTTGAAAACAACGCCGTTCTGAAGAAGCACATTTTGAACGCCATTTTTTTGCTGCATGCGAGACTTGAGAAGTTTGACCGCAGTTCGCTCTAGTTCATGCCGGCTCATACGAGATACTTCATATCGCGCACGCTGTAGTGCAAACCGCTGTTCTATCGTCAAATCCTTCATTCTCTAAATCCTCTGCAACAATACGTTCGTTGGCGATCCACTCTTCGATCAATTCTTTGGCAATTGTGTTGTAAAACTCTTGCCGTTGATACCACACTAGCCAATTTTCACTACCTTTGTCGTGGTTACAACTTCGGCAGCATGGAAGTAAATTAGATCGAAGGCTACTACCTCCTGCGGATTTGGGTTTTATGTGATCAAGAGTGGTGGCTCTATTTTCACGGCAGTAAGCACAAAGACCGCCAAAAGCATATTTAAGTTCTTGACGGAATTGACGCTTAGCGGAGCCTTTATTGAGGCACTGGAGAGAGAACATAAGTTCCTTCCAGTCTTCTGCGTAACCCATAGAGTTGTTATTAGCAACTTGGTTACAGTCTAATTGTCACTAGAGTCTTTAGAAGTATTCGTTCTATCTGATACAAACGAAACACCCATTTCTCCACCTAGTGGTGTTTCACCTTCCTGTTTTTCCCAAAATTCCCACTCAGCTTCGTAAGCTTCTTCAGTCGCAGCAAGATACTCCTCCACAGCATTGTCCATTTTGTGTGGAAGAGTAGAATAAAATTTTTCTCTATTTATTGCTCTTTTTATGTCGTCAGCAATGCTTCGGCTGTTGTAACGCCATAGCCATTTGCCATCAGGGGGTATCAGCCCTTTTTTACGGAAGAAGGCTTAATAGCATTTAACGCTTGAATCAACAGTTGAATAACACTGTTTGAACGCAAAGGCGTAAGAGCAATAATTTCACTGGCAGCAGCGACGACGATCCAGAAGATCGGACTTGCAAGTACTTCCATGACTATGTATCAATAACTGTCTTCATTCTAACTACCACGCTAACCACACTAAACCACGCAAGTTTCTATATATCTATTCTTTTATTCCTTCTACTAAGGTTTTAATTAAGCAGTTTATAGGGACTAGTGTGGTAACTGTGGTTTATCGTAGTTTTTGCAGCTGCTCGTATTTATCTTCTAGCAGGATGTGGCCATACTGAGCTGTCATTCCTGCCGGAACATGGCCAATGATCGATGCTGCAATACTGTATTCAATTCCAGCTTTACGCATTCGTGTTGCAATGTTGTGCCTAATGCCATGAGCTGAGTGACCACAGCGTCGTTTCATGTAGCGACTAAAGTAATCACCCGCCTTAGGGTTAGTGTTAAAAGGGAAATTTTCGATAAATCTACGGTACATATGATGTATGGGCACCTCTCGCCTGCTAGGTTCATTCTTGATTCCACGTACTTCATTGTCGATAATGCTGAAGTGTGGGCATGGATGATTTAAAACAATATCTTCTGGTTTCAAGCAGGCCAACTCATTCACTCTGAAGCCGTGATACCACAGTCCCATAAAGAGTGGATGTTCTGTTAGTCCAACCTCTTCGTAATAACTAAGAGGAAGAAACGGATATTTTTTCTTTCCTCGCTTTAATCCCTTTAACGATCCACGCCAAGGATTGTCGTCAACAAGCTCCATTTGTTCATAGCCAATCTGCCAAATGGTTCCGCAGTAGCCAAGTTGTGTTCTTACATAGCTTTGCTTGTACCCCAAACTGTTCAGCTGGGCTCTTCGAAGGTTGACAAATTTTTTGTCCACTTCTTCAACTGGCTTGTCTTCAAATCCCCTGATTGCATACTTCCATCCCCTGAGCGTGGCAGGAGCAACAGGCTGATAGCCCGCCACTGCTTCCATCAGTTCTTGTGTTGTGAGCATAGTCAGATATAAGTAACGCCAATACCGTTCTACCTTGACTAGCCCACTTTCGTGGG